CTCGCTGATTTTGTCTTTGGTGGCATCCGACAAGCCTAACAATTCCCCAACAGATGCCACAGCAACTGCACCCATAGGGCCAAACAGTGCGGAAGCAACTGTTGGGGCAACTGTCTTGAGGGTAGCCAACCAATCCATTATTGCCAAACTCCTGTACGCATTTGCTTTGCCAGGCGCTCACATCGTTCCGGAGTCTGACTGTGCCATTTACTCAGGATCATATTCTCAGCAGCTTTGTCGTAGTTGCCACCCTGTACTAAGGACATGGTGTTTTTGAAACCAGCTAACCCATCTGTACCGAGTTGAAAAGCCATATTGATAAGGACTGCAAGACGAACTGAATCCAGTTGTTCTACCCAAGGGAACATTCCGAATACTTCCTTGGTCTTGCGCTGAATGTCATTGTTCAGTAAGTAGGCCGATTCATCTGGGGTGATGCCGCCATTGCGGCGCTTGTCAATGAGTCTACCGACACCAATAGTTAAGTAGCCAAGACTATCAGGATAAGCCGATAAGACTTCCCCCTCATCTCTGCGAAGTTGCTCGTTAAGGCTTGTAACCATGATTCGTAGCCCATCCTAGTATCATATAACCAAGAGCCACAACACCTGACCAAATTAAACTGGTAAGGGTTTTCTCAATGACTTTTTTACGAAACTCAATCCTTTGAACTTCTGCCTGAATTGCCAATTTGACCCACCGCTGTTCCTCCTCTGACAACCCAGTGTCAGTGCTTCTGATTCGGATGGCTGCTGCAATTTCAGCAGCAAATTCAGCACGTTCTTCTGGGGTCATGATGTGGGTCAATTAGTGATTTTTGATATTTTAGACTATTATTTACGGGGCCAGTGCATTAGTTGATTTACCTTTTGGAGTAAGGGCATTAAAGTTTAATGATTCTGCCACTTGTTTTTCCATAGCTTTAGTTTTGGCTACGTCTGCCAATTTACCAGCCAAGGGAATTTGCAATTTACTTAATTGATCTAAGCTACGAATTAAAGCCGATGAAGTGTTGGAATAATTGACCGCACCGGGTTGTTTCACCAACGCATCTTGGATGGAGTCACGCAAATCAATTAATTGATCTCGACCAGTTTTGCCAAACAAATAAGTCAATTTGTCTTCGCGATCCAGCGCGTTAATGGCTGTGTTCAACTTTGGAAAAGACAATTGACCGCTTGCATTCTTGGTAATTTGATCTTTCAGATGCTGAATTGTCTGGCCTTGAATTTCAGCCCATGCTTGTTGACCTTGTGGGCCTGCACGCTTTAAAACCTTGCCCACAGTTTGCATTTCTTCCATGCTACCGTCCAACACAATGTGGTCAAACACATCTGCCAAAGCAACTTTACGATCAGCATAGCCAGCTTTAGTACCAAGCAATGAAGCCACACGGCTGCTGTCTTCAAAATCTTTTGCTAATTGTTTTCTAGCCATCCGAGCATCACGGTATAGGTCGCCGCCAGCACCTTCAGTGGTCTGGTCAATTAATGACTTCATGGCCTTGGAATGAACAGCGTTAGGTGTACCCGGCTGCGTGTTTTTACCAATATCCTGATAAATGTCTTCCAGCGCACGAACAGACATTGTTCCCTTTTTCTCAGGATCATTTAAAGCAATTTGCTCAGCTACAGAATCCAAGATTGGCGCAAGTTTTGCCCTGACAGTAGGTGATTGTTTACTAATGTATTCAGTGATTCCCGTATACGGCACTTCTTGCAAGGTTTCACCAGCATTGTCAGCCAAAGCATATTTAGACTTCATTGCTTGGTATTTTTTGTCGTACTCATCCACCAATGCTTTGTCAACAATGCTGCCCACCTTCTTGTAGGCCGAAGGGTCAGCATATTCAGCACCCGTTTCTTGAGACATCTGCTCAAACTTGTTTAAGATGGCTGATTTTTGAGTTTCTTTGGCTTGGAGCAATGGTGCGCCAGCGCCAGCAGGGTAGTTTTTGGCGGTTTCTGCTTCAAATTGCTGAGTAGCCAAATCTTTAGTTTGTTCCCCTTTGGTCAGAGGAATTCCCAAGCGTTGTGCGCGTTCTTGACGTAACAAAGCCGCCTGAGTTTCAGCTGCACCCATGCCAACCATGTCTGGTTCAGATTTAGTCATGGCTTTCGCCAAGACATTTTGAACTGGCGCAACAATACGTTGAGCCACTGGTCGCAATTGATTGATTGCTGCTGGTGCTAAAGCACTAATTGCCGCACCGGGTCCGCTTAAAACTGGCGGCAACGATTCCATCATTTTGCCAGCACCTTCAACTATCTCAGGCCCAGTTTGAGTGCGAGGTTGATAAAATTGTTGTGCAGCCCAATTAGCCGCAGATTCTCCAGCGGCTTTGCCTTGTGGTGTACCTTGACCGCCTACAGCCTCACCATACATACGAGCCAAAGGTGTAGCTACCATACGACCCAAACCACCAGCAATAATGGCTGGAGTTTCCACTACACCCATTAAACGATCTTGCAATGTCATAGGTGCTGGTTGTGCAGCAATTACTCCTTCTGCACCCGGTATTTGCGCTTGAGCACCTAACCCAATTTTGGCGTAAAACTCTGGTTTGGGAATATCAGAATAAAATTTCTGGTGCAAAGCATCAGCCAATTTCACATCAGGAATATCCGCATACTGTGGATATTGAGTACGGATTTCAGCCATTGTTGCCATTATCTAAGTCCTAAAGGATCAGTTGCCGTTGTAGCACTGTCACCAGTGTTGATATGTTTAGCACCGGGCCCAGCTTGCACTTTCATGGCTTCAATTGCTGTTTTGCGAGTTTTTGCTTTGGCATCAATCACAGCTTGTGTATCTCCGGGTTTTGGAAAATACATTTTTTCAGCCGTAATAAATTCCGAAGGGGCAATAGAAGCGCCAGATTCTTTACGCAGTTGAGCAGTAATAAAGTTAATACGAGCCTGAGCAACTTGTTGCTGTTCTGGACTCAAGCCACCCATAATTTCAGGCAACGCATTAAAAAGTGAACCAGTCGCGCCTTGCAACTTATCACCAATTAGAGGAACCATACCAGCTAATCCACCGACTGCACCACTAATGACACCTGTGTTTTTCTCGCCCTTACCTTCTAAGTCATTCAAGGTTTTATTAGCTTCTTGCATACGCATACCGTATGCAGTAGCGTTTCCTTGACTTTCAGTCAGAGCTTTATCACCCGAAGCAGGCCCACCCGGAATAGGTTCAACACTGCCACCAGCCACAACACGATACCCGGTAGGTACTTTGCCTTGAGCCAAAAGATCAATTGCTCTTTGGTTGGTTAGATTTTGACCACGCATTGTTACGCCTTGACCAGCTTTAGCGGTGGCGGCTACACTTTCCTGACCAGCTTTAGCAGTGGCTGCTCCAATATCTTGACCACGCTCGGTAGTCAATCGACCCAAACGGGCTGATTCTGCTGTAGACAATTCACCTGCTGTTGCGCCCGATGCGGCAAGTACAGATTTACGCTGTTCGTACGGCATAGCTAATAATTCTTGATGCCGTACAGATGCTTGGTTTTTTTCAGCAGATGTGAACAAATTAGAACCCATCGTATCTTCAAGATGAGCAGTCAGTTGAGCATCTGAGGGGTTTTGACTAATATCACGTCTAGCCTGAGCAATCATTTTTTGTTTAGCGGTGGCAATTTCAGCTTGAGTCTTTTTACCAGTTAAACCTAAATTTGCAGTTTCGGCATTATTTTTCTGTATCTTTAATGCCTCCATTGGATCAATTGCCCAATGTTGAGGATTGACACCTTCTGGCGCAGGACTAGCACGAAGGGCATTTTGTGACTCAACCCCACGTTGATACTCTTGCATCTTCATTTGATTTAACTGATTAGCTTGTTGACTCTGTTGCAACTGCTGCATCTGAGCATACTGAGCAAATGGGTCAGGTGGTGCTTTGAACTGGACACCTTGAGCGATTAGAGCATTGAGATCAGCCATGATTAATATCCGTTAATGTTAATAGTTTAACCATAGGTAGCTGGTACGAATTCTTGTAACAATGGTTGGTAAAGTGATTGATTTGACCCACCACCTCCCGCATTCGGTTGACGCGCTAACCAGTTATTAAAATTAGTTTGTTGGTTGTAGGCACTTGCACCACTCGTCAGTGCATTGTTCATAGTATTACCTGCACCTAGTTGACCAGCAGCAATAGCTTGACCACTTTGAGTAATGGCATTACCACCAGCAGTACCGTATGCACCAGCAGCAGAACCTTGGTTACTAGCAGCAGACTGACCCGATGCCATCAAGTTACCAAGTGGTTGCAGTTGATTTGTTCGATTGGTTTGATAACGATTGAAAGCATTCTGGTATTCTTGAGAACCCATATTCTGTCCATACTCGGTAGCAGCCTTCATAGCACCACCTGAGATCAGACCACCTCGAGCAGCGGCACTACGATCCAAACCTTTCAGACCCTCAGACAAACGGAAAGCGTAGCCGGGGTCTTGTTGAAAGTCCTGCATACTGAAGTCTTTTGAGTATTTACCATATCCGGCAGCGCCAGCGTTACCACCAAGACCCATCAACTCCATTAATCGGTTCTGACCTGTCAATCCAGCTTGACGGTATGGTTCTTGCAGTTCCATCTGCTGGTCAAACATTTGTTTTTGTAATGCAGCAGATTGATTAGCTGCATCTGCTTGAGTTGATGCAGCAGATTTAGCACCACTTGATGCGATAAGACCACCCGCAAGGCCAGCGCCCGCAACTGCAACCATTCCCCAAGTCATAATATTTCTCCTTGTACTTTAAATGGCTCTAATGCCACGAGTGATTCAAAATCTTCGTAACTTTTGGCTATCACGTAATTTTCAATTTTATCTAAATCAGTTTCATCAGTTGCATGAATAGTAGTCCATATCGTATCTTCTAATGCGTATACTGCACGCTTCGTACCTGGTTCTGATACAAAGGTGTGAGGTGCTTCAAAAGACACGGGGCCAAATTCTGTCGCAACATGGACACGGCCTTTACTGATAATATTCAAATGAGCGTGTTTATGGATTTTACCGATTATTAATGTGCCTTTGGGGATCATCATTTCACGGGCATAATTACCTGGGGCAAAAATATGCCGCAATGTGCAATCCTCAAGAGTGCTCGGCAGTCCCAACATATGATCTTGTAGAGCCATAACCCCTGATCGAAATGTGACGTTCTCAGCAGCAACATTAAACTCAGGACCATAAGTGACTTGCATTAGCTAACCTCACGCCCACTAGCACGAATATTGATCGAAGTGGCAGTACCAGCAATCGTGCTGATAAACCCACTGGACATAAGCACCTGACCTACCAGTTCAGGAAAGGTGTACACCTCGGCTGGCTGAAGCGTCTTGGTCTTGGTAATCAAGTTCTGATTGCCAGCAGTGTCAGCAGCAGTCACCAAGTTCACTGAGATCGTGGCAGCACTGGCGCTGTAGTTGGTCGCTGTGAACTTGTCGATAATAGTAGTGACGCCAGTAGCTGTGTACTGGGTAACTTGGGTGGCCTCTGCAATCTTGGCAGGGATGAGAACGCGAACTGTAACTGTCATGGGTTACTCCAGAAGAAGAATGTTATTAGGTGCTTGAGCCATAATGACCCAGTTGGTTCCGTCAGACACCATTGTCGCCCAATTGCCGATAACTGGCAACAAAATGGCAGTCCCAGCAGTAACACTGTCGATGGGGGCAATATTGCTGGTGGCTGAGTTAACTGATTGAAGTTGCAGATTCTTGACAGTCACTGATCGACCAGGCCACAAAGATGCAGCAGGGAACGTCAGAGTCATGGCTGAACCAGACTTGTTATTAATAATCCAAGTATCAGTATTGGTTATCGTGTAATCAGCAGTCTTGGTCAGCACAGTCGATAAAGGAACATAGTCTGTATTGGCTACAGCAGCACTAATTGCCGTTCCATTGCCCTTTAAAACGCCTGTAACGCTTGTCGATAAGGTCAGTGTGGGAGTAGCCCCACCGCTAGATGTCCCAGCCAAGCCATTAGAACTAGAAACAGAAATAGACGTAACATAAGTTCCTGCCGGTTGTTTACCATTGAACGTAGACCAATCTGCACTACTCAAAGCACCACGATTTGTTGCCGAAGCAGTTGGCACTTGTAAAGTAATAACTGGTGTTGTTGTTCCAGTAGCTACTGTAGAACTTAAATCAGTACCAGTTGTGCCCAATGTCAAGGCTGCAACAGACGTAACTGTGCCTTGTGGATTAGCGGCTGTAGTTATTGTAATTACTCGACCGTAAGTGTCAATCGTCACCACGGGAATTAAAGTAGCTGAACCAGTTGTCCCTGCCGTAGCAATGCCACTAGCAAGGTCTATAACAGGTGTTACACCACCTGTAGAAGTAATCCTGCCAGTAGTCCCTGAAACTGAGTTAACGTACGTTCCAGCAGGCTGCTTGTTGTTAAACGTTGTCCAGTCAGTTGATGTGAGATAACCGTTAACCGATGTTGTGGCTGCCGCCATCGAGATAACTGGAGTTGTGCCGCCTGACGATACAACTGGAGCTGTACCAGTTACAGCAGTAACAGTACCGCCTGAACCTGTGGCTGAAAGCGTACCTGACGTAAAACTGACACCTGTACCAATAGTGACATTACTAAAGCCACCAGACCCGTTGCCATACAGGATGGACGAATTGGTGGTTAAGGCACCCGGTGGTACTTCAGGAACCAACTGCAACGCTTGAAGCTGCTTCCAGACTTCGGCCAGTTCAGACTGAACCTCACTCACATTCGTGCTGGAGGCCAGTGCTTCTAACTGCTTTTGTATTTCGGCAATCTGAGACTCTTGAGATGATCCAGCAGCATAGGCCGCAAAGCCAGAAGGTGTGGGGTCAATAAAACTTAGATCAATTTCTTGAACTGGTGGCCCAACCTGCAAGTCCTCGAGAGACGTTGGGTTGGAACCACTGCCTGTCAATACAAATAGATTCAGCAGGAACCTATACCACTCACGCGAGATAGTCCC